TTTGTAATGTCTTGTCACCAAACAGAACAATACCTTGACCAGGGAAAGATACAACAGGATTTACGCCAGCTGAATACAATGTGTCCCGATATGTTTTGTTTGGATTCCATGCCAGTTTAATAGCATTTTTAATTTGTCCACGATTAAAACCAGCAGGTGAAAACCATGGATCACGAATGGTGTCGGTATTAACACAGAGACCGGCAATATCGCCATTCAATGGAACATAACGATAGACATTGTTATATTTGTCGTACATATACTTCCAACCAGAGTCAGCAACAGCATATGAACTACTACGAGCAAGTGATGTTAACCATGAAGTGATTGATGAAGATTCACTACCAGCATTGTTAACAACGGCTGAACTCGGTGGTGAAATAAATGCCACACAATCTTTACGAGAATTTGCCACATTGTCAATAACGTGTTGTTGAACATTAGCAGAGGCATCACCAGTTAACACTAGAGAGATATCATATTCTTCTTTATTAGAGAATAAATCATATGCAGATTCTAAATTGCCTTCTGTAACAGCAGCATCAGTACCTTTTTGTAAATTTAATGTTTGGTTGATTGGTGATACAAAAACATTATTTGCTGTTCGTCCCCAACTTAACGCTGTGTTACCATAGTCCACAGGATCAGTAGAATAAACATAAGCAGATTGATTAAAAATTACTTGGCGATAATAGTTTGTTGCGCCGTTCAATGATGCATCAGAAGCTTTAGATAAGAAACCATAAGTTTCTAATACCGTTCCTTGAGTACCAGTGAATAGACCATCAGCATCAATAACAATAATGTGCATTTCATCGTTTGAACCACCAGCTGCTGATACATATTCAGAAGTTCCTGGAGCACTTGGAAAATAAGATTTATATGACCATGTAGAAAATGCTGTCGTATTGGCGCATACTGAAACCGATAAGGAATTGCCTAATACACCTGGATATCTAGCTACGAATGCACCATAATTATTTGTATTATTGGCTGACAAATAAGTAGATTCAAAAACATCTGAATTTTTAATTTGAACAGCTGAGGTATCACCATTAGATATTGAATTGTTGCTTGTTGCACCTATAGCACGAACAACACTTAAATTATTACCGTAAGCTAAAAAGCTTGCAGCGGTAAAAAAAGATGTTGCTGAGTTTGAATTTGGTTTACCAAAAGTTTTGATTAAATTTAGTTCGTTATCTACTAAGATAACCTTACCTGCTGGACCCCATGCAAAAGTTCCAGCAAAAGCGCCAGCTGTAGTTAGAACCGAAGGAACGACTGTTGTTAAGTCTACTTCGGAAACATTTACGCCTGGAGAGAGTTGAAACGCCATTTTATTCTCCTTGAATTATTATGTGTTCTTGGCAGTTAAAATACCATACTGATATTTATGATTCATAGGATTTACATACTCCTAAAGAAATCTCTAGTGTATTTTCCATAGGTGTCACCACCGTCTGCTACTTCCCATACATCACCACCTTCCACCATGAAATCGGCCTTTAAACCATCTTCTATAATAGGTGCAGGTAGAACTTCTTCATCTAATTGATTCATGTTTTCCAACTGAATCTGTTTTCTTAAATCATGATTTACTATTTCTCTAAAGTATTTCTGCGTGGTTGCCCATGCAAAAATCACTAAAGTCATTGCCATATCATCATTGGCACCTTCTGCGGCCGCAAATGATGTTTTATATTGCTCAAATGTGGTTAACTCTGAATAGGTATCAAAGTCATTAATTAGTAACTTGTCACCTTCAATCAAAGTCTTGAGGTTAGAACAACCCACAGCCTTCACCTGAGGTGACATTTTTAGACCCATCTGCACACCACGAGCAAAACCAGCAGATAGTTGTTGTGGTTTCTTATTACCAGTAAAGACTTTTAATAGGTTTTCATACTCCAAATCTGAATGTATAAAGTCTGCCACCTGTGGATTATTGTTTATTTCTACCAAAATGTAAGCATCATTATACACACGAGCCGTATTGACAATTACCGTTGGAAACAATATGGGTGAGATAGACGAACTTGAATATGTGGCCACTTGTTTATAAGGTGTAGATGATATATCAAACACCGAGAAGGCTGATGAGTCCAAATTCTTACCTTCTGATACATCCACGGTGATACAATAGATATGGTCAGACAGAGAACCATTCACTCCTTCTTTGATGGGGTGTTCATAGATTTTCAACTTATCATGGTCGGCAATTGGGTTCATATACCTCAATTGTTGTAATTTGTAACCAGAGATAAGGGTATTGGAAGAACCTAAAAACTCGGTCTCAAATTCTTGTGCAAACTGCCGTTCAGAAGTATTACGAATAGTTTCTTCTTTCCAAGCATCATCACGACCTGGTACCATCGACCAATGAATCTCAAAGTTCTTATAGTTGTTTCGACCTTCTAACGAATCCATCCACAATTTATAGAATAGATTCATACCATTTGGTGTGGAAACAATTATAATCTTTGAGGACTTACCAGATGAGATTACAGGATAGACTGAGTTGAAGAACTCATTGGCAATATTATTTGGCACGAAAGCAAATTCGTCCAAGAATACAATGTTAAAAGAACCACCTCGGATCGCTGAGGATGATGTACTGGCTGCAATAACCTTAGACCCGTTCTCTAGTTCTACGTTACCCTTGTTCCATGTCACCACGCCTTGTTGGAGCCATTGTGGTAAGTTTTCATATGCCAGTTGATACTTGGCTAGAATATCACGAGCCAAAGAACCTTTGTTAGCCAGAACGGCTACGTTTTGTGAATCGGTGAAGATAGTTGCCCAAAGAAGATAACCAACTGTTGTGGTAGTTTTACCAACCTGACGAGGACATTTGGTGATGACGAAACGATTATCCTTAAATAGATTAATCATTTCTTTTTGAAAGTCCCACATCTTAAAGTTGATGAGACCTTCATCTACGTTTACAATCTTAATGTAGTTCATACAGAAGTAAACAGGATCTTTAGAACACTTTACATATTCTTCAATTTGTTCTTTGGTATATTGATGGTCAACACCTACTTTTTTGAGTAGAGGGTTATCACGGTAAGAATCTTTTTGGTTCATTGAAATAAATTTTCTATTTTTATCTTTGCGTGAGGTGAATTTGGGTCGTTAAGATAGTCAGTACCAAAATGTTCAATCATACACTCATCTGGAATATTTAGAGGAAGAACAGACCTGTGTGGTAAATTATTTGGTACATGAACATACATATTTCCTAAATTGGCTGATTCTCGCAAACCATAAGAATGTTTATGTCCAAGAGAGTAATAGTCTGATTCAATATGTTCTTTTACCATCTCTCTATCCATAATAAACATACCTTGATATGGTTCAGAAAGAAAAATAAACTTTTGACCTTCTACTTCAATCGTAGGTCTATTTGTTTGTTTATGTGTACAATCTAATGAATAAATTTGGCCTTCTTTATTTTTCTGTATTCTATGTACCGAAGGTATAAGATTTAAATTATTGTCTTTAAATAAACGCCTTGCTTTATTCCAATAATCAAATGTTTTTTTAGTAACATCAATATTGCCTTCAAGATATGCAAAATGTGTATAGTCAGAATTAAGAAATTCTGGCATATATTTTTTATGTTCCCATGTATAGTGATAGGGGTCTGCCAGTTGTGTGACACAAATATCTAAATTACTGTCAAAATTTACATTACTATCAACAGTTATTTTAATATTTGGTATATTTGAAAGATTGTTTATTGTTCTTTTAAAATTTTCTAACCGATTTTCAGCATAATAAAAGCACAAACTCACCCACAATTTCATTCTTTTCCTTTTAATAACTTATTCAATTCAGCAGTAGAACCTACAAAGATGGCTTTATCAATATTGGTGCCAGCATTCTTTTTCTTTTCTTCATCCATATCACGCATCTGTTTTTGTATATTTAAAAGTTCTTTATTGGCATCTACCATGTTTTTCAGTAGAGTACCATAGACTTCAAATGCTCGTGGATGTTGGCCTGCTTTGGCAATGTTCAGTATTTCTTCCATGGCTTCTTGGCCTTGGTCAATAATACCTTGTAGATTTTCTTTTGATTGTTGATATGCGTCTGTGAGGTCCTGTTTTAAATCAGGCTCATTATATTTCATCGATACTGTAGGAAGTTTTTCTTTCTTTTCTTCTGGTATTGGTGCAATATCAAACACATCTGCCAAAGTTTTATTCAAGTCATTCATATCAAATTCCGTAAGTATCTTTAACTGCATTGTAATTCTGAGTTATCTCAGCGCCAGACAATGCTCTATTATATACTCGCATTTGATAAAAAACTGGATATAGTGCGGAATTTGAATTGTTCAGTGCATCTCCTCCAAAACCTATACCGTTATTATTATGCCTTGCTCCAAAATAAAAATCACTTGTTGCAAAGATTGTTTGATTACTAATAGTATCAGTTGTTCCAACTTGTGAACCATTTAAAAATAGACTAGCTTGTGTTCCATTGATAACAAAAATCCAATCTCTTATAGCATTACTTTCGGTTATGGTTTCTGTGGTTTCACTATTAGGGATACCATAATTTATATTTGTTGAAGGATCCACATATGCTAGGTATCCCCCGTTAGTATCATAAATTTCATTACCCCAAATAGTTCCCCAAAAAGATGTTGGATTAAATGAAGCAACCACTTCAACTGTTACAGTATTTGAAGCAATATTGTAAGGAACACTAATATAATCTGTTCCGCCATTATCCGGATTGTTTAGTCTTATGCCACCACCATTGTTTGACACATACGATGGAGAACCTTGTAGCGTTGCATTACGTCCATTGCCACTAGAATCAGTCCATGTAGTTCCAGATGATGGTGCAGTTGCTAAGTTAAATTGCAGACCTGAAGTTACTATGCCTGATCCTGATGGCAAACCAGAAACAATATTCCGTGCATTACCGGCCATCATGGCCATCATACCACTCATTACGAAACTCCTGTACCGTTAATAAACCATGTGTTTGCAGCTACTTGAATTAATGTAGCCATACCATATGTAGTAACATTTCGTGAAGTACTTGTTGTATTACCAGCAAGATACATTGTCACACCAGTATTTGGTGATACAGTTACATTCGCACTAGATAATGTTCTTGAAATAATTGTAACAACTGAACCATTTGCAAATGCCACATTAGAAGTTGTAGGAATGTATAATATTGTATTAGATGCTTGAGTATAGTAAATATGTTTACCAGCATCAGTTAACTGTAAAACATAATTTGTTGACTGTGCATTTTGTGGAACAGTTTGAGCAGCTGCATTAATAGAAGTATTTTGGCTGTTATTAATTGTTTCAATACTATTAATTCTGGTATTTTGAGTATCATTAACACCAGTCATAATAGTAATATTATTAGTTGCAGTATTGGCCGTATTGCGAGCAAATTGGTCAACATTAATTTCTGCAGTGGCTAATGTTGCATATCCACCGGGTGTTACACCATCATGCACTGTTATTGTTTGGTTTGTTGAGTTGATAATTAATTCACCATTAGCACCTGTTGTATTAGCTATGGTTGCAGAGTTGTATCGTCTAAATTGTAATGTGCGGGACATTTTAATTACCTTTACTGTAAGTCTGTTGGATTTTCTTGTTCTATATGTAGGTCATCTCTGCCCAATTGTTCTAATGCATCACCAGCAAAATTCTCTGGTAACAATAATCCTTCTTCAATAAATGGTGCTTCTGATATTTCTGTAATTGCTACATATGGTGTGGTTACATTTGCATCTGTTGGCATTGGTGTGGTATCTATCTGAACCAATTTTTGTGGTGTGGGAGAGAATGATGTGAATGTATAATTTGCACTACCACTAGTGGACTGAATAGGTAAATTAGAAACAAAGTTGCCGTTAATATTATTTAATTGTAATAGATTATTATTAAACGCAACTACTTTACCTGATGCAATTGCCAAAGGTGCAGAGAAACCTTGATATACTGTTTCACCAATCTGATATGTTCCTACACCAGAGTTAGGATTCATTGTGAATTGTATTACATCATCTTCGGTGATTTTATTATAGATGGATGTAATTGAATGTGTAATTGGTCCGCCTGAATCGGATATTTTACCAAAAATATAACCTTTGACAGTAAATGAAAGTGTCCAAATAATAACACGAGTATCTCTTTCATAGTTACCTTCATAGTCAATATCTTGTGCTGTTGAATTAAGAATCACCGGTATCTCTTTAACAATACCCATTTCAGGTATCATGTTGAGTTTCATTGTATAATCAGGTGTAAAATATGAAAGAATGTGTTCAATAATCTGTGTACCATCTTCAATGTTTCTTACATACAAATATAAATTAAAATCAAAATTGTATGGTACTGGATTATATTGTGAAACTAATCCTGTGGCCGTCTGTGCAAATTGTTTAACATTAGTATTTTGTTTACGACTTGCATCATAATTAAAACCAAGTAATTCAAAAGACATTCTTGGTAATGTAATCTGTGTTTTCTTGTCTAAAATAGGATCAGTTTCTAAACGATTAACATAATCTTCTTTTGGTGCATACACAATAGGCACAATCATTCGTTGTGCTTCTGAATAATCTGGATTGTAACGCACCAATGTGATTTCGTTGAATAGGTTACCAAAACCTATTACATATTTACGAAGCGCACGGTTATAAAATATATTAGCCATTAGATACTACCAAAAGGATTTGTTTCAGAAAAATTAACAATTGAGTTCGCAGAGTTTTCAATAATGTAATTATCATATGAATCATCTTGTACAGAATCTTTGAGTGGATCATATGACGCTAATATATATTGTGCATTACTTGTAGCACCAATTAATTTAATACTGCCTTCAGCAAATTCACCAGCAATGTTAGATACAACTAATGTATTGGCTGTGTTTGTATTGGCGCCTCGTGTCCAAGATTGTACAATGGCCACCGCAGTTGCATTGGCTTGTGTGTTGGCTGATGATTGATATATAATTTCACCGTATTGATAATTGCCTGTACCTGCACCAAGATTGAGTTCAATAGAATATGTGGCTTGTGATGCTGATTCATCAATTTCTTGAACACCAGTAGCAATAAGTTCACTAGAAAATTTGAATTTCTCTAAATGTAATTCATAGAAGTAAGGTATCACACGACCCAATGTATGAAAATCTTTATCTTGGTCAGCAAAAGTAATTTCATATAATTCACCTGTACCATTTAAAAACGGCACATATACTAAGTCACCTTCTCGTGGTCGTGTAAATGTATTCTGTGGAACTCGTTGAGCAAATGACCTTTTTGAAATGATAACTTTGGTGTGATTTTTAATCTCAAGACCAAATTTTGAAAAGAATTCTTTTTCGCCGGTGTAGTTGAGTGCTTCAGATAGATAAAACTCAACAGGAAATGCTGATTGAAATTTTTTAACTGGATCTTCACCAAATAATAAATCACGAGCCGTATCATTATCATTAGGCAAATAATATCCATCGAAACCCATAATCTTTATAGATTCGACAATTAAATCCTCAACTAATCTTTGTTCTTGAAAGCGAGAATTATAGTTATTAAAATATTGAGAAGTAGCCATTGTGTCGTTAGTTCATGAAGAATTCTAAAACGCCACCATAATTATTTTCCATATCTTTTTCAAGGTCATCAATTTCTTGCATAGCCTCTTCAAAGATTTTATCACCATTTAAAACGACACCACCGGGTAGTTGTATGTTACCAAATTTTTTAAGATTCTCACCCCATTGGCGTTTAATCAAAGCAGTTGCATATCGTTTCAACCAACGGTCGTCCCATACTCGATTGTATACTGTAGGATTAATAATGGTATAACAATCAATAATAACTACTTGGCCAACTGGAGCTTCTTGGTCTCCCCAGGCCCAATCAACAAACAATTTTTCCATATGTCGTTGATATCGAATTGGAACTTCACCAGTAAATAACTGCTCAAGCATCCGAAGGTGTTGCATCGTCATGGTGTAATTGATGTATGATGCAGATGTAAAATCATAGAGTTCATTTAGGCGAAGTTGATATCGCAAGTCAAACATATTGACGTTTGCTTGAGAATCATCGAGTGGAAATACACGAGTGACACCTACAACTTGAGTAGATGCATTGGCATTATCTGTCACATTACTTAAATCAAGATACTTATTATCAATATCTTGTTGAGTTAAGGTGTGAATATAATATGTTTTTTGTAATCCATCAAAATGATAGTCTTGAAAATATTGAAGTGCATCATCTATCCTATCAGATACTTGGTCTGGATCTACGTTAATTTCAATAACAGGAAAACCAAGCTTTCTGAGGCAGTAGTCGGTGAATTGAGTTCTATTTGTAACGGTTGCCATGTTGTCCTCAACATTATAGATATCCTGTATTTAGATGAGTGAGGATATGTACACTTTTAGATTTTAGGTTTTCATGATAAAACAAAGCGCATAATATGGAGGCAAGTTAGCATTGGTTGCTGAACTTCCAGTTGTGCTTACGCTAGCCGAAACACCTGTGGAACTATTGCCAGTTCGTCTAGAATTAATAAAGTTATTTGGACCACCAAACATTCCGTGTCCGCCACCACCTCCATCATAATAGTATTCTTCATGATTGTGAGTAGGATCACTAGATGAAGTGGTGTGACTATGACTTACTACAACCGAATCTGCGGAACCTCCAGTGGTGTTGGCTGATACTGTACCGGCACCATATATAAATCTACTTCTTAAATCTGGTGTACCAGAACTACCATTACATAACACCCAACCAGATGGAATTGTTGCAGATGATCCTGACCACATTACAATAAATCCTTGATTAAATGAAGCTGCTGAAGGTCCAGCATCTCCCGTGGCACCTTGTATGCCACCTGTGCCTGCAGGTCCAGTAGGACCTGTTGGTCCTGTAGCTCCTGTTACTCCACTAACACCGGTTGCTCCATTTACACCTGTAGATCCTGTTACTCCATTGGATCCAGTAGGTCCAGTTAAATTTGTTGAAGGACCAATCCATACACCATTAGCTGCAATAACACTAGACAAACTAATGCCTAAACCATTATTAATATCAAAGTTAGAATTTGTAGCCATATAATTATACTTTACTTTTTAAGTTTTCATAATATATCGAAGAGCATAATATGGAGGTAAGTTAGCATTTGTGCCTGAAACTCCTTGATTATTCACCGTAAAATTACAATTTGTGACTTCTGTACTGGTTTGTCTAGAATTAATAAAGTTATTTGTTGCGCCAGATAATCCATGGCCACCACCGCCACCGTCATAATAGTATTCTTCATGATTGTGCGTTGGGTCACTAACACTAGACGAATGGGTATGACTTACCATAATAGCGTCAGCGGAACCTCCAGTAGTATTAGCTGCTATAGTACCAGCACCATATATAAACCTACCTCTCAAATCTGGCGTACCAGAGGTGCCATCACATACTGTCCATCCAGATGGAATTGTTGCCGATTCCCACAATAATATAATACCTTGCGGAACACTTCCGCCTGATCCAGCAGGTCCAGTTGCTCCGGTGGCTCCAGAACTACCGGTAGGTCCAGTAGCTCCTGTTGATCCAGTCGGTCCAGTAGGCCCAGCAGGTCCACTAGCTCCTGTTGGCCCATTGGGTCCAGTAGGTCCGGTAGGTCCTGTTGGTCCATTGAAATTTGACCTTGTTCCAATCCACACACCATTGGCTGCAATAACAGTATTTGCAGTAACAGTTAAACTGTTTTTAATACTAAAGGTGTTAGCTGTTGCCATTTATTTTTATATTTTAATTTTAAGTTTTTTTAATGTATGCAAGAGCATAATATGGAGGCATATTAGCATTTGTACCTGAAACCCCTTGTGTGGTAATAGATAAAGTAATTCCAGTTGCCTCATTACTAGTTCGTCTAGAAGCAATAAAATTATTTCCTCCACCACGCATACCATTACCACCGCCACCCCCATCATAATAATATTCTAGATGGCTATGTCCAGGATCACTTTTGGAAGCGGTATGACCGTGTGATACAACAACAGCATCAGTAGAACCTCCAGTACTATTTGCTGTATACGTTGCGCTAACTCCAACAATAAATCTATTTCTTAAATCTGGTGTACCAGCAGAACCATCACACAATGCCCAACCCGATGGAATATTGAGTACAGAACCTACCCACATTGATATAATTCCTGTAGGTAAACCGCCTCCTGATCCAGCTGGACCTGTTGCTCCTGTTACACCTGTAGCACCGGTAGTTCCTATTGCTCCTGTTACACCTGCCGGTCCAGCAGGTCCAGTTGCTCCGGTGGCTCCTGTGGATCCGACAGGTCCGGTAGCTCCGGTGGCTCCGGTGGCTCCTGTTGGTCCAAGTAAATTTGTTGTAGAACCGATCCAAACACCATTAGATGCAATAACATTATTTGCACTAATTGCAAAACCGTTTCTTATTCCAAAATCAGCGCTTGTTGCCAAGATTCAATCTCTCTTTTTATTATTAATATCTATTATTTATGTTGGGTAATGTTTATTTAACCAATCTAAATTTGTTCTATTTTTATTTTCTTCATACCATCCGTTACCATTATATACATTTAATACTGACTGAAAGTATTCTTCATACATTTCAGCCACTTTATTTAAACTAAAATTCATTGCAAAGTCCCTACAGGCTTGCGGCTTAATATTACCAATATTCTTGGCAGCCCATGTGAACTGTTCAAAGGTGGTGCACCGATACCCCGTAACACCATGGATATTGTTCTCCGTGAACGAACCCCAATTCGTTGTTATCGTGGGTGTACCTGAGAACAAACACTCAACCTGAACGCCTCCAAAAGGTTCGGTATATAACGAAGCCACAAAAGCACCTTTGGCATTTGCCATTAGTTTACGCCTTGTTTCCACATCTGCATATCCCAATTCGGTAACATGAGATGGTGTTTCCGTATAACCCATTTGTTTCAATGAATTCTGGCCGGCAACAATCAGTTTGGCACCAATGGCTCCGGTAGCCTGTATTGCTATGTTTACACCTTTACCTTCATACACACGACCTAGAAATAAGAAGTAATCTTCTTTCTTATCATTAAATGTAAAATCATCTGGATCAAAATAGTTTGGTATTACTGTGTCATACCAATCTTGTTTACAGGTACCAACAGAATCTAAACCATAGTACGCATGATAGATGGCATACGATTCAAAGATTTTAAATCGAGCCCAATGACCACCTGCATATCCAATTCCTGGTTCAACACAAATTACATCTGGATGTGCATCACAAACAGGTCTTGTACCAGAACCCCAAAAAGGTAATATAAAATCATTTTTACGTTTACGCTTACCTACTTCACGAATTGCATTAGTATAAAATGTTTTGTATGCATGGTCACTGGTGTCAAACTTAAAAAAGTTTTTACGCCAGTCATAGTTACCATAAGCAATCTTTAAGTCATCATTTGTGATAACTGTAACGTGTTCTGTGCATGGTAAATCTGATTCTTCATGGCCATAGTGAATCACTTCATGGCCACGAGCCGTCATCATCTTACCAAACTTATAAACCTTCTGTGTATAGGCACACGCATTGTATTCTTTTGATGTTACGGTATGAGGCAATCCTAAAATGTGAAATCTCATACCCATTTTGGACCTTCAAACCATACTGCCAAACTATATCGTGCACCTTTGGTAACTGGCAAGGCTGCATGAGGAATAAATGATGGCAAAAAGATAACGGTACCTTGTGTTCGTAAATCTTCTTTATTTGGATATTCATTCAAATCATACATCTCAAAATCACCACCTTCATAGTTTACTGGATCAGTTAACTGAATCACACAGGTCAATTTACGATGATAGTTATCGTTATTAATCCAAAATACATCATGGTGTTTCTTATATTCACCTTGATAAGATTCATCATATTCTGCTAGTTGAACAAAAGATAAATTAGTAATGTGAAAATTAAACCAATCTCGATTGGCTTGCATACCCATTTTCCACAATTCATCAAACAACCACATAAATTTAATATTATCTGATTGAATAAAACGGATTTTAGATTTTCGATAATCACTATTGCTGTAATCATTTATACCAGCAACGCCAAGTTTAGCATTTTGTGCTGGCAATTCTAATCCATCTTGTAATATTTTATTACATTGTTCTGTAGTAAAATAATTTTTAAAATAACACCACTCACCTTTCATAACAACCTCACTTAATTAATATTATATATTTATCGCCTCTCGGATCACCTTAACTACTGAAACTGAGTTTACACCGGTGAACAACAATCTCACATTACCACCAGAAATATCTGTATCAAATGTTCCTAATGAAGATGATGTTAAGATTTCACCATACTGTGCAAGATAGGTTGTTGTACCATTATGAACAACACGGAGTTCAATCACATGATAGTCTGTACCAGAAGTAACTTGAACTTCATACTTGGCAGAACGATATGTTGATGCGGAGAATGAATCAACGGCAACTTGTGAAGTAGAACTTGTGGTAAATGTATTAGTTATTCTAGCTGCATTTGTTTGAATGAGTGCGCCAGGTAAAGTAACTGCATTATTGGCAAATACAAATTCATTTTGTATTGAACCACCAGTGCCTGTTTGAATCTTTACTGTATCAAGTCTGTTGGCTATTAGATTTGTTTCGTCATTTAGTGATAGTCTGCTTCCATCAAAAGAACCACCATAGACGGTTGTAAGTTGGAGACCAGAAGCACCAAATCGATATAGTTGACCGCCAACAGAAAGGTCAACAAGTCCAATATCAGTCAACTCAAGTCTGCTCAATGCGCCAGTTGAGTAAATTACTGGAGAAAATACTCCTGTGCTTTTTAAATAATTAACATTGACATTGGATTTTCTAAATGAAGCGTCAGCAATATTGATGTTGTTATTACCGCTAACTTCAGGGGTATAACCTTCAAAGAAGTACCATTCTTTTACTGTTGATTCACGGAATAAACCTGTGTGAGCATTTGCTCCGTCATTATAACTTCCAGAAAAACCAATATCTTTTAAATCGGTTGTATAGTTTCCTGTTGCCAATAAAATCATTGGGTCAACAACTTCTAAGGTCTGTGTACCAAATGATGTTGTATTACCCAAAACATACAGGTTACCAGTAACAGTTAAATCGTTGTTTGCAGTAATCGTAACATCACCATTAATGTTACCACCAGAGGTATTAAATTTTAGATTGGCTGTATCGTATGCTGATTGTGCTAAAAGAGTAGATGAGTTTGCCTGATTGTATGCACCTTGAGCAAATTGATTTACAAGATTAGAAGAATTAAAAGCTGCATTAGCTTTTAAGAAAGCTGCATCTGCAATTCCTTGAACTTGAGTTGCATAAGAGTAAGCAGTATTGGCTGCCGAAAACGCTCCAACCGCCATGCCATTTGCACCATTTGCTGTAGTATAAGCATTATTAGCTGTATTATATGCAGATGCTGCAAAGTTATTTACCGCAGTAATTGTTGTATTTTGACCAGAATTTACACCTTGAATAATTGTTATATTATTTGAATTTGTATTAGAACTATTAAATGCACTTTGAGCTAAAGCAATACCTGTATTAGCAGCAAAAAAGGCATCGTTTGCAAGACCATTCACAGAACCAGCAAAACTAAAAGCATTGTTTGCTTGATTGTAAGCACTATTAGCAAAATTATTAACAGCAGTAATTGTTGTATTTTGACCAGAATTTACACCTTGTAAAATAGAAACATTACTTGCTAATTGAGTTGCGTTAATAACATAGTGGCCACCAACCGTGGTACCGTCATGGATAACAACAGTATCTTGATCCGTGTCAACAGTAACTTCCGCTATTGCTCCAGTAAAAATTGCTGTTTGAGCTGTATTACCTCGTCTTAGTTGTAGTTGTGTTGCCATTTTTTTGTCCTAAAATCTAATTTATATACTATTTATGTTAACTGACCAAATTGTTATGGTACTGTGCCATAGTCAAAAGATATGGTGGTTGGATCAGAATCGAATCCAGCATCGTAAATTACTGTTACCGGATCTCCAACAAATCCTAGAGATCCAGCAGGTGTTTCTACACCCATCTTGACTATAACATTTCTAATAAAAGCTACAGTTGTCAGAGCATTAGTTGGAGTAAATAAAACATTTAATGTTGTTCCTACTATATTACCAGAAAAAGTGCCTAAAGGTGCAGTGGAATAAGCATCACCAAATGTATTTGCAAAGACTGAGGTATCATCGTGTGTTATATTTAAATTCAATATATGAATTCCGGCTGGGCCAGACATTTGCACTTGATAAAAAGCACCACGATATATTGAAGTGGAGAAAGAATCAATTGTTGCTTGATTTAAATCATTTGGTAAACTTATTGCATTTGAAGATATATTTGTGTTAGCCGTTAGATTGATGGCTTTAACACCTATCGTACCAGTCGAAGGTATGAATGATAAATTATTACTTGAAACATATAAAGTATTTGCATTACCAGAGGTGTTCGCCGTAAAATTGACATAATATACATTGTTTGATGTATTATCATCTGAAATTGTTACTGTTGTTCCACCACCAGCATTGTTAGCTTGATTGTAAGCTGCTTGTGCAAACTGATTTACGGCTGTGATTTGGCTATTTTGTGTTGAATCTACAGAAGCTTGGTCTCGACCAGAGATTGTAATTGTTGTGGCACTTACATTGGCAGTAATTTTTTTGGCAACTAAATTAGCAGTATCAAATGAAGGATCACTAATGACAACGTTGTTATTACCTGATAATTCTGGTGTATATCCTTGAAACAAATACCAATCTTTAGTATTAAAATCTCTGAAAAATCCTGTGTGCGCATTTGATCCATTATTATAATGACCAGCAAATCCAATATCTACAGTATCACTAAAGAAATTACCATTTGCAAGAATAATCATTGGATCCACAACTTCTAAAGTTTGTGTACCAACAGAGAATGTGTTGCCTAATACTATTAAGTTACCAGTAACCGTTAAGTCATTGTTAGCGGTAATAATAACATCACCACTAATATTACCACCAGAATTAACAAAATTATATCCCACATTGGCAGTATTGTAGGCACCTTGTGCAAAGTTATTTACTGCGGTAATATTGGTATTCTGTGTATTATCAACACCCTGTATAATACTAATGCTTGTATTCTGATTAGTATTGATGGTCTCAACACTATTTAATCTAGTATTCTGTGTATTGTTAACACCTTGTGTATAGGTTATAACTTCTACACCACCATCATAAAGAGCATCAGCGTATATACTACCCGATACACCAACACCACCCAACACAGTCAAAGCACCGGTGGTAGTTGACGTAGATACTCTTGTGTTTTGTATTGCTACTGTTGTTGTTGGATGAAACATTACATTACCATTGGCACCAGCAGCATCTGGTCCAATGAAAATTCTTGTAGTTGATCCTGATGCACCATTAATACCTAAGTGAACCACTTTAGTTGCACCAGCCGCAGTAGTTCCGTTTGCTATACTAGCAGTTTGATTAGTGGTAGATCGACCAAAGGTAATAATTCCAGTTTGTGATGTACCACCAATTGTTGTAGTGCCTGTTGTAGCAGAAGTTCCGAGAGTAGTAGTTGATGATGTAGAACCAGTTAATGATAAAGTACTTGAACCAGTAAGTGTTCCACTAATAGTAGTAGTTCCTGCAGATAACGTTGATGTTGATGTCAGACCACTAACAGTTAGGCCGCCGCTACCCACAGTTAATGAGGTACCTATTGAAGCCGAACCAACAACAGTTAATGATGAATCTACATATGCGGATTTATATATTGATACATTTCCCTCAATTCTTGCATTATTATTAACAGTTAAAACATCTGTTGTTACAGCAATTGAATTTGTATTTGTATTGTATTGATATATTGTGTCATTGTTTTGACCAACTACATAAACACGATTATTGCTGGCAGCAATAAACATACCAGTTGGAGCTATTTCTTGAAAACCAATATAAAAAGATTTTCCAGGAGATGCTGAAGTGACATTCCACGGACTTGACAAAGAGTATTCAGTAATATCATCACCAGCTGCACCAATAATCCACATTTTTGTGCCATCATCACTAAGGTTTACTGCGTGTGGCGAAGCCTCTTGATTTGTAATATCAAGCTGACCGTTGTAACTGGCGGTTGCCACATTCCATGGTGTTGGTAAGCTATATTGAGATACATCAAAAAACTGTTGGCCAATAACATACATAACTGTACCGTCAGGTTTAAACCAAACACCAGTCGGAAATACATCTTGAGCACTAGTAGACTTAAAATTACCTGAGTAAGCAGCAGTAGAAATATTCCAAGCAGAAGATAATGTGTATTGTATAATACCCTGGTTTTGTTGACCCGCAATATACATGGTTAAACCATCAGGTTTAAAGAATATATCTTGTGGAGAACTGTCTAATAAAGTAGAAAATGTCCTTACAAAGCTAGCGGTGGAAATGTTCCAAGGAATAGAAAGTGTATATTGGTTTAAATCTTGACCAGCTGTGCCACAAACATATGTATTTGAACCATCAGGACTTACAAATATTCCAGTAGGACTTGTTTCTTCAACTGCAACAGATTTAGTTATTCCTGAATAATTCCAAGAAGTGATACCAGTACCTCTTGTCAACGAAACATTTGATGTTTCTGTTGAGATGTTTAGTGTATTGGTTGTTATTGTATTTGATACAGATAAATTATTACTGATGGAAACATTACCTGTTATGGCACCACCAGAAGTATTGAATTTTAGATTGGCTGTATCGTAAGCACCTTGTGCTAAACCATTAGCGCCATTGGCTGTATCACGAGCATACTGGTCGATTGATGAACCACTACCACCAGTAGAATTAATTGTAATTGATTTACCAACTGTGTTTGCAGAGATGGTAATATTATTACCAGGAAGTATTGAAAGTGTATCAGTCGGTGATGTAGCAAGGATTAAAGAACTGTTTGCATTGATTGTTGCAAACGAGTCAGTTGATGTACCACTTTGAATATAAGTGATTGTGCCGTTAGCGGCTTTATAATACAGTTTTCCATCAGCGTAGTTTAACGCCAACTCACCAAATTCTAGTGAAGGTGGTACGTTACCTGTAGCGCCTGATTTTTTTAACTGTAATGTTGTATTTGCCATCTATTTAAAAACTTCCGCCATCCTTTGTTATATCATCTGTGATAGGTAAAACAGAAATTTCTTCTATTACTTCTACCTGTTTATTTTTTTCTTCATCTATCTTCTTACGTTTGGCAGGAGTTAATTGCAAATATTTAATTTGGTCATCTAATTCTTTAAGTTTAAATTCATACTCATCACGAGTTTTTTGGTGGTTCTCTCGTTCTTTAATCAATTCACTTCTAAAAGTATTTACATGGCCAACTTGGTGTTTAACAGTTTCATATTCACCTTTCATTCTATTCAATTCAGACAACTGGTTATTTAAACTATTGATAGTATCTAAATGACCTTTATTAATGTTTTCTAAATTTAAAATTTTAGAATCAGTTTCTTGATTTTTACCAATTTTAATTGATTCTAATTCTTTTTTTAAATTTTCAATAATATTTTCATATTCATTATTTTTTTTAATTTTTTCATTGATAACATCTTCAGTAACTCGTGCATTAGCTTGTAGAGATATATTTCTAATAACCGCATCGGTCATTGTACCAGTCAATATCTCTACATAGTAATTCAAATAATTTTCATTTCCCATTTCAAACTCCTTATAATAAATTAATTACAAACTATTTAGAACTGGCCTCCGTCTAAAGCTGTTGTCCATACAGGTACACCAGCATTAGTAACTGTCAGTATTTGATTCGACCAAGTTTGGTCGGCACCACCAGCAGCAGCTGTTACACCTAGATTTCCTGTTCCGTTACCATATGTGATACCGTTTTGTGTAATTGTTGAAAGACCTGTACCGCCTTGGCCTACAGTCAAACCAGCGATTGCACCAACTGTGGCCGCTGTAAATCTTCCAAATCCATCAACAGTAATTGATGTAATTGTATTGTTAGCAGCAAGAGTGCCTGTTTGAGTGTAAGTTGTATTTGCTAGTGAAGCAATCTTACTACCATCAAAATAGGTAATCTGATTGTTTGCGAATGATGTTCCGTTTGTACCGCCACGAGCAATTGGTAATGTGCCTGAAGTAACTTGTGAAGCGTCAATTGCAATATCAGCACCGGTAGCAGCAGTTACACGACCATATGCATCAACCGTAAGTGATGTAATTGTTTTTGATGCGGAAAGAGAACCAGTTAAACTATATGTTGTATTGGCTAAAGTGGTGATATTGTTTCCGCCAGCACCAATTAAGATAGAACCGATTGTCAAAGTAGAACCAGCATTTACTACAGCCGCATTTGCCTTGTTGAAAGCGGCTTGTGTGTAATCGTTTAAGTTGATACCGGCGGCAGTAACTTTACCTGCAACTGTTAATGTGCCGTCTGTATTGAATGAAGAAACATTGGCACCAGAACCATCACTACTTGTAACAATAGTAACACCTTCACGATTACCAGTAAGTTTTAAACCGGTACCTGTATTGTT